GATCGGCTGATTTACTGCCACATCGAGAATCAGCATCCCGATAGTCTGCGTTTTCTATCGGACTGCGAGGGATTTTTTAGAAAGAAGATCGAAATTCTCCAATCCGAACACCAAAGCGTCGAGAAGGTTGTGGAAAAGTACCGGTTCTTAAACTCTCCGTATGGGGCAAAATGTACGAATATGCTTAAAAAACAGGTGCGGAAAGAGTGGGAGAAGAAACAGGATGAACCGCTTACCTATGTTTGGGGCTATGACTGCACCGAAAAACACCGGGCAGATCGTTTACAAGAATCCGAACCAGATATAACTCACGAATTCCCGCTCATCGATGCCAACATGACCAAAGAAGACTGCCACAAGCTTTCGAAAAAACTCGGTTTAAAGCGGCCGAAGATGTACGACATGGGCTATCCGAACAATAATTGTATCGGCTGTGTAAAGGGCGGCATGGGTTACTGGAACATGATCCGCAAGGATTTTCCGGAAGCGTTTGAACGGATGGCAAAATTAGAACGGGAGATCGGGCACAGTTGCATAAAGAATTGTTTTTTAGACGAACTTTCCCCGAACCGGGGCAGAAAACCTAAACCAATTTTAGAACAATAAAAAAGGTCCCAAAGCGAAGCCACGCATTAGGGACCAGACAATATGTTACGTGGTTATTGTACCACAGGAATGGAGAAAAAACAATGATCCAATACAGGGGCGTTCCGCCATAAGGAAGCTGTGCGACGCCATATAACCCCTTTAAGTCAAAGCCTGATCCGCGGGCTCAAAACGCGGAAATAAAAATTAAAAATCGTTTGTAAAAAAGTACACAAGATAAAAACGGACGGGAATGAGCGCCCGTCCAACCTGAACAGTCAAATTTTTTAAGCTTTAATGGATTAGAGTGTCATGCCAGCACCGCAGTGGCGTATATCTGCGGCACCTGTTTTAATTTTTATGAAAATAAAAAAAATAGTCCTCATGCTTGGACGGCTTATGAGGGCTACGTAGTAAAAATATCAATTACAGTATATCACGAAAGGGGAGCTGTGTAAATATGAAACCCGATGAAATTGAATGGGCGATCTGTCAGCTGAATTACCATAACAAACACTTTGAGATCAAAGGAAGCACCGTATACCGGGCCATTGAGATCGCCATCCGGTGTATGCGAGAGGAGAAAAAGCGATGCCAGAAGTCATCACAATAAAGGGCAAGAACCCACACCCGGAATTTATAAAAATAATCACCGGCGTTCTGGTTCCGGCAGAACGGGATGACCAAATAACCATTTTTGGCCCGGAGGATCTGAAAGACCCGATCATTGACCGTTGCGGTTCAGACGTCTGGGACTATCTGAAGCCCTATCTGAAAGAACCGGAAGAAACAGAAACCGTCGATGAAGCAGACCTGTGTTACGAGGACATCGAGGGCCTCAATAACCTTTTGGAAGAAGTGCTTATAATGGTCTGGCACCTGCAGAACTGGCTCACCGAACGAAAGCGCTGGCAGCGCGAGAGTGCCTTAGAGCAAGTAGAGGCCATCGTCAATAAAATCAAAAGCTCCGAATATTATGACGGAGCAGAAAACATGGAGGGATAAACATTGATGGACAAATTAATTATGTACCGGGAAACCCACGAAGAGAAGTCCGGAAACAGCTTGCTGCAGTGTTCAAAGGACGTTGAAATAGAGGTCAAAGCCCTGGCAAAACAGACAGGCCGTCTGACCAAAAACGTCACTGATGATCTGATTCGTTTTGCCTTGGAACGTGTTGAAATTCAGAACAAAGAGGAGGAATAAACAATGAAATTTGTATTCGATAGCCACGAGGAAATCAGAGATTACGCAACACACACCCTGCACATGGTAAACGCGCCGGAGCACCAGCCGGCCTATATTGATAACTCCGGGCTGCATCCGATTGACGTGCAGCAGATGCACCAGCCGGCCCAGCAGCCTGCCCCGACAGGACAGGCGCCAACCGTGTCACCTGTGCAGACAACCGCACAGCCCGCTCCGGCGGCCCCCGCAGCTCCGCAGCCGGCACCCGTTCAGCAGACCCCGGTGACCCCGCCGCCAGCTCAACCCGCCCCAGTACAGCAACCAGCGCCGGCGGCACAACCTCTGCCGACCACTGCCGTGACCCAGGAGTACACCCAGGATCAGATCAGCGTGGCCATGGCCGGCCTGGTCAGCCAGGGCAAACAGCCGGAGATCATGGCACTGATCCAGGGCTTTGGCGTCAGCAGCCTGGTAGAGCTGCCCAAAGAACAATACGGCGCCCTGGCCGTCAAGCTGCGGGAAATGGGGGCGCAGATATGAGTTCAAAGAAAGAAGCCCCAGCCCACGCCCTGCTGTCCGCCAGCAGCGCTGAGCGCTGGCTGAACTGTCCTGCCTCCGTCCGGTTATCCGAAGGGATGCCGGACCTGGCAGGCGATCCAGCCAGAGAAGGCACCCTGGCCCACGCTATCGCTGAGCTGAAACTGAGAAAGCAGTACACCGAGCCCGTGGGCAAAGCAACCTTCACAAGACGGATGAACAAGCTGACCAAAGACAATGACCTGTACAACCCCGAAATGCAGCGTTACACCGACCAGTATCTGGAGTTTGTGAACAGCATCACCTACGCGCAGACAACTACGCCCTTTGTAGAAGTGGAAAAAAAGGTTAATTACAGCGCTTATGCCCCCGAAGGCTTTGGCACTGCGGACTGTATTGTCATCCACGGGAACCACCTCTGGGTGATCGATTTTAAATATGGCAAGCACAATAAAGTCGATGCTGCGGACAACAGCCAGCTGAAGCTTTACGCCTTGGGGGTACTGGCCGATTATGGCTTCATCTACCCGATCCAGACCGTGACCCTCTGCATTGTGCAGCCCCGCATGGACAACGTTGTACAGTGGGACACCGATGTGGCCGCCCTGTACCAGTGGGGGAATGAAGTGGTCAAACCCCTGGCCGAAGAAGCCTATGCCGGCGGTGGGGAATGCGCGCCGGGTAAACACTGCCAGTTTTGCCCCGTCAAGCCCGTCTGCAAAGCATATGCCAGGCAGTACGACGTCAAAGAAGAAGAGATTAAAGACCCGCAGACCATGAACGCCGCAGAGATGGCCCAGATGCTCGCAAAGCTGGAGGGCGTGGTCAATTACCACAAGAAGCTGAAAGAGTATGCCCTCACCAAAGCACTGGAAGGCTTAACCATCCCAGGTTTCAAAGTGGTCGAAGGACGCAGCACACGCAGCTTCAAAGACCTTGACGCCGCATTCCAGAAAATTAAGGAAGCCGGCTTTGACGAATCCCTGCTCTATGAACGCGTCCCCCTGACCCTGACCGGTGTTGAGAAGCTCTTAGGTAAAAACCAGTTCGACAGCCTGTTAGCCGCCGACGTGGTAAAACCCCAGGGAAAACCAACGCTGGTACCCGAAGATGACAAACGGGAGCCGTTCAAACCAAAAAGCGCGGCCGAAGTATTCAAAGATATTCAAGTTTAGGAGGATTAAATGGAAAATTTTACCGTTAGCCGTGGAAAATGGCGAGAATATGATGTCAAAGTAACCTTACAGGCAGGAACATATAAAGGAGATTTCGTATTCCAGATACGTGGGAATATTCCCCCCTATGACGCGCTTAGAGATCTGGACCCGGAATGTGACCCGGTCGAACCGGTCCAAAATAACTGCAGCTACAAAGAGTCTGAAAATGATGACGGGGATTATTGGTTTGAAGCTTTATTAAAAGACGAAGCAGGGAATACCTGTCACGTTGAAGACGAGTGCTGTTTTTTAGAAGATTACATCGTTGGATTAGAGATTATCGATTGTAGAAACCGTAAATTTTAGGAGGAATAAATAAAATGAGTGAATTATTGATTGGTGAAATTAGAATGAGTTATGTTAACGTGTTTGCGCCATATGCGGCCAACGGCGGAGAACCAAAATACTCCGTGACCTTGCTGATCCCTAAGAGCAACACACAGCTGGTGCAGCAGATTCAGGCCGCTATTGAACAGGCCAAACAGGAGGGGGTCGCAAAGAAGTTCGGCGGCACTATGCCCGGCTTTGTCGCGTCTCCAATGCACGACGGCGACGGCACAAAGCAGACCGGGGAACCTTATGGCGAAGAGTGTAAAGGGCACTATGTAATGACCGCATCCTGTAAGCCAGAGTTCGGGGCACCCGGTGTCGTCGCAGGTCCTGACCGTCACCCTGCAATGGATCAGAGTGAAGTCTACTCCGGGTGCTATGGCTACGTATTTGTCAACTTCACCGCCTACAACGCCAGCGGGAAAAAGGGTGTCGGCTGCTACCTGCAGCACGTTTGGAAAACACGAGACGGCGAAGCCTTCGCGGGCGCAAGAACCAGCGTTGAAGACGCCTTTGCAGGGGTAACGGTCCCCGTCCAGGGTCAGCCTGCAGCTCCTGGTGTTGTTACGCAGCCCGGATACACCGCAGCCATGCAGAATCCTTATGCGCAGCAGCCCGCGGCTCCGGCGGTTACGCCGGGATATCCGCAGCAGCAACAGCCTGCCCCAGTACAACCCCAGTACGGTCAGGCCCCGGCACAGCCCGCAGCACCCCAGCAGATTGACCCCATCACCGGCCAGCCGATCCCGCCGGCAGTTATGGGCATCTAAGGATTCACGGCCCCCAGAGCGGGGCCTTTTTTAGCAAAGTAGGAGACACAAATGAAAAAACAAACAAAAGAATGGAAAGAATGGCTGGCGGTTATCATTATTTCAATCGTTTATCTCGCTCTTTGGCTTTCTTTAGGAATCTGTCTTTGTATTGTTGCGTATGGCATGGGCCGTATCATTGGGGGCGCCTAATGAGCAAGAACCAATACAACGAACACCGCTACACTGAAAAATACCCGGACCCGACCGCGGGCACGGCCATTGACAACATTGAGCGGGAAGAGAAACGAAAACACAAAAACCAAACGACAAAGAAGAAACGGGGGCACCCAGATGGCAAAGAACCTCAGCATTGATATTGAAACTTACTCCGGTGTAGATTTAACCAAGTCTGGGCTGTACAAATACGTGCAGTCCCCGGACTTTGAGATACTGCTCTTTGCCTACAGCTTTGATGATGAGCCCGTGGAGGTGGTGGATTTAACCCAGAAAGGGCGAACCCTGCCACAGCGTGTACTCTGGGCCCTTCAGGATCCAAACGTTAAAAAGGCCGCTTTTAACGCGGCTTTTGAGTGGTACTGCATCAACAAGTTTTTCGTGAGCCCGCTGGAGCAGTGGGAGTGTACCATGGTCCATGCCTATTATGCTGGTTACGCCGGCGGTCTTGGCCTGGTGGCCGAAGCCATGGGGATGCCGCCGGATAAAAAGAAAGACACTGCCGGCAAGGCGCTGATTAAGCTGTTCTGCTGTCCTAATGGGAAAAAAACAAAGAAGCACCCTTATGACCGCGTCTTGCCAAAACACGAGCCCGAAAAATGGCAGCTGTTTATCGAATATTGCCGCCAGGACGTGGTCGTGGAAAAAGCCATCAAGGAAAAACTGGACAAGTACCCCCTGCCTGAACAGGAGCAGCGCTACTGGATCATGGATCAGGCCATCAACAGCGGCGGCGTGGGCACGGCAATGCCGCTGATTGACGGCGCCCTTTATATCAAAGACGCGGTTGAGCAAGAACTGAAAGAAAACATCCGGGCGATCACAGGAACCGACAACCCAAACAGTGACGACCAAGTTAAAGCCTGGATTTTTGAAACCGCCGGCATTGAAGTGAAGTCCCTTGAAAAGAAAGTCGTTGAGGATGTCCTTGACGCCGTGTCCGCATTTCCGGAAGTGGTAACCGTGCTGAACCTGCGTAAGCAGCTGAAAAAATCCAGCCTGGCAAAGTACGCTACCCTGAAGGACGGCACCTGTGCAGACGGGCGATTCCGGGGAATGCTGCAGTTTTACGGCGCGAAAACCGGGCGGTGGGCCGGACGCGCCGTGCAGCCACAAAATCTTCCCAGGAATTACATGGCCACACTGGACACCGCCCGGGAACTGGTTATGCAGAAAAATGTTGAGGGCTTAAAGCTGATTTACGGCAATGTCCAGGACACCGCCAGCCAGCTGATCCGCACCGCGTTTGTGCCGACCGAAGGCTGCATTTTCGCCGTGGCAGATTACAGCGCCATTGAAGCCCGGGTCATTGCCTGGCTGGCCGGAGAAAACTGGAAGCTGGATGTTTTCAGAACCCACGGCAAAATCTATGAAGCATCCGCCAGTGCCATGTTTGGGGTGCCCCTCAAGAAGATCACAAAAGGAAATCCTGAATACGAGCTCCGGGCAAAAGGAAAAGTGGCCGAGCTGGCCCTGGGCTATCAGGGGTCGGATGGTGCTTTAATCCAGATGGGTGCCCTTAAGATGGGGCTGGAGGAAGAAGAACTCCCGGACATCGTCAGACGCTGGCGGGCATCCAACCCGCGGATCAAAGACCTGTGGTGGAAACTGGACCGCGCAGCTGTGCAGTGTGTAAAGTACGGTACACCGCAGTATCTGCAAAAAGGGATTGTGCTCTCAAGAGACCAGGAATATCTTTTTATCACTTTACCCTCTGGCCGCCAGCTTTTTTATCTTCACCCAGGCATCCTGCCGAACCGGTGGGGCGATGACGCCATTTCCTACGAAGGGCGGGGCGCATCGAAAAAATGGGTCACCCTGGAAACCTATGGGGGCAAACTGACCGAAAACGTGGTTCAGGCCATTGCGAGGGACTGCCTGGCAGAAGCCATGTACAAGCTGCACTGCGCAGGTTATAAAATCTGCTTCCATGTGCACGATGAAGTGATTCTCGAAGTCCCCAAAAATGACCCATGTTATAACCTGGACAACGCTATCAAAATCATGTGTGAGCCCCCGGCCTGGGCGCCCGACCTGCCCTTAAACGCCGATGGGTTCACGTCCGACTACTACAAGAAAGATTAGGAGGCCCTTATGCAAAACAACATCAAGTTAACCATTTCCACGGGGTCCGGAAGACACGCGGTCTTCTGGTACCCCCAGGAACTATACTGGGCCGATTTTATACAGAAGGTATCAAGCCCTGTCGTAACCGCTGAAAACTTTGCGGCCTACAAGCGCCTGCCCAAGAAACAGCAGGATGACCTCAAGGACGTCGGGGGCTTTGTAGGCGGGAGACTGGCCGAAAACCGCCGTAAAAACGACAAAGTCATCGACCGGTCCCTGATTACCCTGGACGCGGATTCCGTCCCGTCTGGGGGCACCCAGGCCGTCTTACAGGCGGTATCTGCTTTGGGCTGCGCCTACGTGGTGTACTCCACACGAAAGCACGAGGAAGCGGCCCCGCGCTTAAGAATCGTCATCCCTCTGGACAAGCCCTGCACGGCCGAACAGTATGAGCCCATCGCGCGGAAAGTCGCCAGTTATCTGGGCATGGAAATCATGGACCCGTCGACCTTTGAGGCCAGCCGGCTCATGTACTGGCCCAGCATCAGCGCAGATATGCAGAACCAATACATTTTTACCTATGAAGACAAGCCTTTTCTCTCCGGAGAAGGGGTGCTTGCCCAGTATACCAACTGGCAGGACGTGGCCGAGTGGCCCGAGGTGCCCGGCGCGGCCAAGGTAAGACAGACCGCCGCCAAACGCCAGGGGAATCCCCTGGATAAAAAGGGCGTCGTGGGCGCGTTCTGCCGGACCTACGACGTGCCGGCCGCCATCGCGAAGTTTATTCCAGACGCCTACAACCCCTGTGACACCCCAGGGCGTTACAGCTACGCGGAGGGTTCCACCGTGGGCGGGGCCGTGCTCTACGACGGCGGGAACTTCATTTTCTCCCACCACGCTACCGACCCGATCAGCGGCCTGCTCTGCAACGCTTTTGACCTGATAAGGCTGCACAAGTTCGGCCACCTGGACGAGGACGCCAAACCTGAGACCCCAGTGGCCAGCCTGCCCAGTTACCGGGAAATGCGCAGCTTCTGCGTGGAAGACCCGGAAGTTAAAGCCTTATTGTCAACTGAACGCTATGAGCAGGCAGTGGAAGAGTTTGAGGGCGTGGAGACGGTGCAGGCAATCGAAGACCCAACCGCGTGGATGGGCCTCATGAAGATGAACGAGAACGGGCAGTATGTCAAAACCATTGAGAATGTGCTGACCGTTTTGGAACACGACCCGCTGATTCGGGATCGCTTTTACCATGATGAGTTCAGCAACCGGCCGACTGTGACCGCGAGGATGCCCTGGGAAGACAACGTCCCGGGTGTTTACCGGGAACGGGGCTGGAATGACGCCGACGACGCCGGTCTGCGGCTGCATATGGAGAAGTTCTACAACATCAGTGGCGAGCGGAAAATTTATGACGCCATGGCCGTCTACGCGACCAAACACAAGCGCCATAAAATCCGGGAGTACCTGGGAAGCCTGAAATGGGATGGCCAAAAACGCCTTGAAACCCTCTTAATCGACTATTTTGGCGCCGAGGATAATAAGTATTCCAGAGACACCATTAAAAAGGCCCTGGTGGCCGCTGTGGCGAGGATATGGAACCCTGGCGTCAAGTTTGACAACATGCTGATTCTGGCCGGCGCCCAGGGCATCGGGAAAAGTACTTTTTTCAGCAAGCTGGGTAAAAGCTGGTTTTCCGACAGCCTGAGAACTTTTGAAGGTAAGGAAGCCAGTGAGCTGCTGCAGGGCTACTGGATCATCGAAGTCGGGGAGCTGGAGGGCTTTAATAAGTCCGAGATGGGCACCATCAAGCAGTTTCTCAGCAAGAAGGATGATATCTACCGGGCGCCCTACGGACGCCGGACAGAAGCCTTTCCGAGGACCTGTGTGTTCTTTGGAACCACCAACGAGAGCGACTTCTTAAGGGACCGTACCGGAAACCGCCGGTTCTGGCCCGTGGACGTTCATAAGGAAAAAGCAACGAAAAGTGTATTCACCGATCTGGATGACGAGGTGGATCAGATCTGGGCAGAAGCCATGGTCTATTATGCCATCGGCGAAAAGCTGTTTCTGGAAGGGGCGGCCGCCAATGAAGCCGAAGAAGCCCAGGAGGCCCATAAGGAAGTAAACCCAAAGGAAGGTGTTATTGTGGACTTTATCAGCCGTCGTGTGCCGCTAGAGTGGAATAAATTCGGACTGATGGAGAGGAGGACCTACTGGGCCACAGAGTGGCCTAAAGCGACGGAAGAAAACACGGTGCCGAGGGATCGAATCTGCGCAGCGGAAATTTGGTGTGAGTGCTTTAACAACGAGCTGAAGTATATGCAGCGCAAGGATACCGTTGAGATTAATAACATCCTAAACGGTTTGAAAAACACCGAAAAAGTGAGATCAAGTCAACGTTTTGGACCGGATTACGGAAACCAAAGAGGGTTTTGGATAATGTAGGCAAAAAAAGTTTGTAGGCAGAGTGTGCCTACATCGCCAACAAACAAAAATACAATGTAGGCGGGCTTTGTTGACACCAAAAGCAAGAAATATAAAGCCTTACAGATGTTTGCCTACATTGCCTACATTCTTTCTATATATAAATATAAAATAAAGAAATATAAGAATATATACACCTTATAAATCTTATATATTCTTATATTATATAGAGTATATAGAGAGAATGTTGAAGATGTAGGCAGACAGAAATCTAAAAAATATAAGGGAGCAATGAAAATGAACATAAATAAACTACCTGAATGTGTTCAATGGCTGGCAGATTTTATGAGAAGTCATCCAATCGTCGAGTGCCGAACCGTTCGAGGCGAGGCCTACAGAAAAGGGTTCAGCCAACGAGAACTCAGAGAAGCAAAAAAGATTTTAGGATTAATCACAGACTTCACCTACAACGAGAGGGGACAAAAAGTCTGGCAATGGAGGTTAGGATATGCTTGAAAAGGAACTAGAAGCAAAGCTGAGAGACGCCGTTAAACAACAGGGCGGCCGGGCTTATAAATTTACATCACCGGGGAATACCGGGGTACCTGACAGGTTAGTCGTATTCCCCGAAAACAAGATCGGTTTTGTCGAGTTAAAGCAGACCGGAAAGAGGCCGACCAAAAACCAAAAGCTGCAGATGACCCGTCTGGCCATCATGGGCTGTAAGGTCTACCTACTGGATCGGTCTGAGGACATAAAGTTTATCCTGGAGGATATTCAGACAGAGATATGGCCAATCTATCGGTGGGGGCTGCATGGTGCCCTATGAGCGAAAGCAAGAAAAGTAAGGAGGTGATGAACCCATGAAATTTATCCCGCATGATTATCAGCGCTATTGTATTAACCGCATGATTTTTGAGGACCATCTAGGATTACTCCTAGACATGGGGCTTTGACTTGGCAAGACGGTCATCGCCTTGACCGCCGTCAACGATCTGCGGTTCAACCGCTTTGCCATTTCAAGAACCCTGGTCATTGCCCCGAAAAAGGTCGCAGAAGACACCTGGACAAGAGAAAGTTCAAAATGGGACCACTTACACCTGCTGCGGATTAACGCTGCCTTAGGAGCCAAAAACAAGCGCATCCGGGCACTGAACACACCAGGAGACATCTGGGTGATCAACCGCGAAAATGTGCAGTGGTTGGTGGACTATTACCGCAACGACTGGCCCTTTGACTGTGTGATCATTGATGAGCTGTCCAGCTTTAAGAACCCCAGCGCTAAACGCTTCAAGGCCCTGAAGCTGATGCTGCCGCACATCAAGCGCCTGTATGGTCTTACCGGCACCCCGGCGCCCAACGGTCTACTGGACCTCTGGAGCCAGGTGTATTTACTGGATCAGGGGCAGCGATTAGGGAAAACCGTCACCGCCTACCGCGACCGGTATTTTAACCCCGACCAGCGAGGCGCGGACCGGATTTACACCTATAAGCCAAAAGACGGGTCCGAGGGCAGCATCAAGGCAGCCATCTCCGACATCTGCATCAGTCTGAGCGCCAGGGATTACCTGACCCTTCCAAAACGCATTGACAATGTGATCCCCGTCCACCTGAGCCCAAAAGCCGCCGCGCAGTACCGTGAGATGGAACGAAACATGCTGCTGCAGGTGGATGAGGCCACCATCGACGCCAGCACCGCAGCGGTCTTAAGCAACAAGTTGCTGCAGCTGTGCAACGGAGCCATCTACGACGAAAACAAAGCCGTCTACGCGCTGCACGACGAGAAGCTGGAGGCCCTGAAGGAGATCGTGGACACGGCCCAGGGAAACAGCTTGCTGGTGTTTTATAACTTCCAGCATGACCGGGACCGGATTAAGAAAGCCCTGTCCCGGATGAAGTTAAAAATCGGGGAACTGAAAACCCCGGAAGACATCGAAGAATGGAACGCCGGAAAGCTGGACATTCTTCTGGCCCACCCGGCCAGCGCCGCTTACGGATTAAACCTTCAGGACGGCGGGCACATCGTCGTGTGGTTTGGCTTAAACTGGTCCTTGGAATTGTACCAGCAGGCCAACGCAAGACTGCACCGGCAGGGACAGACTGAGACCGTTATTGTGCAGCACCTGGTCACCCAGGGCGGCATGGACGAGCAGGTTATGGAAGCGCTGCAGGGAAAGGAAGCCACACAGGATGCCTTACTGAACGCCCTGAAAGCGCGGATTGAAGAATATAAGCAGGAGGAAGAAAATGCCAACAATGAAGCCAAAACGCTGTGAAGGCTGCGGCGCCCTCTTTGATCCAAAAGCTGGGAACCAGCGTTACTGTGGGCCCGCGTGCTACCGTCTGGCCAGAGAGCGCCAAAAGGTAGAAGCAGCAAAACCAAGAGAAAAGCGGATGGCCATACCGGAGATTGAGGCAGCGGCCAGAAAACACGGTTTAACTTATGGGCAATTTACAGCCAATATGAGAAGGGAGGGCGCCTATGAATCCAACCGAGATTAAAGCAGAATTGGAACGATTGAACCAAGTTCGCCTGGACATTTTGAAACATCAAGGCCCAGAGAGGGTGAAATCAGAGACAAGTTATGTTGACGCAGATAGTATCCATGGGAACCATCGCCGGGCGGCGATCGATATTTTTGAGGAATATCAGCGTGTTACCGACAGGATGGACGCCCTGAGACAAGAGCTTAAAGAATGCGTTGACCGTTTTGAAAGCTTAGCAGAGAAAGTATTGTTTCTGGTGAACGTATACGGCATGACGCAGAAAGAGGCCGCGGAATATCTGGGGTATAATTATGACTACATCCGACAGGTGTATTCAAAGAACTCACAAAAGAACTCACATTTTAGGGCATAAAAAACACCCCATATGTGGTATAATGGCGTTAACAAGAGTGTAATTAAGAGGCCACGGCAGGAGCTGTGGTCTTTTTTCGTACGTAAAAAAGAGAGGTGAGGTGGTTGCCGGACACAAGAGATTTAGCTTATCAGGATTATCTCGAGGGCATGAAATACAAAGATATCGCGAAAAAATATGGCGTCAGCCTGTCCGCTGTAAAGTCCTGGGCAGCACGATACTGGAAAAAAGAAAGTTGCAACCCTGCAACCAAAAAAGTTGCAACCAAAAGGAAAGACCAGAAGATTATCACTGAAGAAGTTGATCAGGTCATGGGCAATAATGGTCTCACCGATAAACAGCGCCTGTTTTGCTTGTGTTATATTCGTTGTTTCAACGCAACGAAAGCAGCCATAAAAGCTGGGTACAGTGCAGAAACAGCCTACTCCATTGGCTTTGAGAACCTGAAAAAACCTGAAATTAAGGCAGAAATAGAACGCCTTAAGCAGAGCCGTCTGAACCGGGAGCTACTTTCCGAGGACGATCTGTTTCAAAAGTACATGGATATTGCCTTTTCCGATATGACGGATTATGCAAGCTTTGGACCCGGGGGCGTTGTTTTAAAAGATTCCGGACAGGTAGACGGCACACTGATTACCGAGGTCAAGGAAGGAAAAGCCGGCGTGTCTGTGAAGCTGGCCGACCGGATGCAGGCGCTCAAATGGCTGACAGACCGGTACACAAGTTTTAATCCCGAGCAGCAGGCGCGGATCGACAAATATAAAGCCGAGACCGCCAAGGTAGAAGCCGAAAACAAAGAACGCGCCGGCGGTGAGCAGCCTGGAGACGATGGTTTCCTGGAAGCTTTGAACGGCAGCGTGGCAAAGGATTGGGCCGATGAAGATTAAAAAAGCAGCCTTCCGGTTTAAGCCCTTTTCCAAGAAGCAGCGCAAAATTTTAAACTGGTGGTGTCTGGACAGCCCAGTTAAGGACAAGGACGGGATCATCGCCGATGGTGCCATCCGGTCCGGGAAAACCTTAGCCATGTCCCTTTCCTTTGTGATCTGGGCCATGACGAGCTTTCAGGGCCAGAATTTTGGCATGTGCGGCAAGACCATCGGTTCCTTCCGCCGGAACGTACTGTTCTGGCTCAAGATCATGCTCCGGAGCCGGGGCTACAAAGTAAAAGATCACCGCAGCGACAACCTGCTGGAGGTCACCCGGGGCGATACCGTCAATTACTTTTATATCTTCGGCGGAAAAGATGAACGCAGTCAAGACCTTATTCAAGGCATCACTTTAGCGGGTGTCTTCTTCGATGAAGTGGCTCTGATGCCCGAGAGCTTTGTCAACCAGGCAACCGGGCGCTGCTCTGTGGACGGTTCAAAGTTCTGGTTTAACTGCAACCCGGACGGGCCTTATCACTGGTTTAAATTAAACTGGATTGATCAGTGTACCGGATATCTTACCAGGAAGCAACAGGAAGAGCTCAGGAATAAAAACATTGAGCTGAAGGATATCTTGTACCTCCATTTTACCATGGAGGACAACCTCAGCCTGTCTGAAAAGATCAAGGCGAGGTACCGCGCCATGTATACCGGCGTGTTTTACAAGCGCTATATTCTGGGCCTGTGGTGTGCAGCTGACGGCCTGATCTACGACATGTTTGACAAGGCAAAGCACGTGGTCAGCCAGATCAAAGAAACGCTGCTGCCAAAGCATTATGTTTCCTGTGACTACGGCACCCAGAACGCCACCGTCTTTTTACTCTGGCAGCGTGGCGAAAGCGGTGTCTGGTACTGCATCCGGGAGTACTATTACTCCGGAAGAGACGAGAGCAAACAGAAAACCGATATCCAGTACGTCGAGGATTTAAAGCAGTTCCTCGGCGGTATCAAACCAACAGCCGTGGTGGTGGACCCATCAGCGGCTTCTTTTATTGCGCAGTTAAAACAGAGCGGCTTTCGTGTCAAGAAAGCCAAAAATGACGTGCTTGACGGCATCCGTTTCGTCGGGACCCAGTTAAACCTTGGGAAGATCCGCTTTCTGGACAGCTGCGAAAACACCATCAAAGAATTCAGTTCCTACACATGGGACGAAAAAGCCGTTGACCGCGGCGAGGACAAGCCTGTCAAGGAATATGACCATGCCATGGATGCGGTGCGGTATTTCTGTTACACAATCATCCGCAGACGTTCTAAAGATATCATGCAATCAGAATAAGGAGTGCATCAATGAGCATAATCACAAAAATCAAGGAGGTGTTCAGGCGCTTGTTTACAAGGCAGAATATTCAAAGCAAAATCAATACCACCATCGCTGTGTCCGACAAAATGGCCGCTGCCATTGACCTGTGGACACGCTGTTACAAGAACCATCCGCCCTGGCGGTATGACAAAAACGGTAAGGAAAAAGTAAAGACCCTCAACCTGCCGGCCATCATTGCCAGCGAACTGTCAAGACTGGTCACCACTGAGCTTGAAACCTCCGTGGAAAACAAAACATTGGACGAAGCCTACCAGACCGTTGCCCGGGACCTGCGCCATTGCTGTGAACTGGGCTGTGCCGGCGGAGGTCTGGCCTTTAAGCCAGTACCCGAAAATGGCCGGATCAGCGTGGACTACGTCTCAGCAGAGAGCTTTTTTCCCACAGACTACGACACCAACGGAGACATTACCGGCGCCATCTTTGTGGATAAGCTGACCAAGGGCGATACCGTCTACACGAAGCTGGAACAGCACCGGTTAGAAGGCAAGCAATACACCATCCGCAACTACGCCTTTAAAAACGAAACCCAGGACCCCGATGTTACCGAAGATCTGGGGTGGCCGATTGCATTAGCAGACGTCCCAGAATGGGCAGCCATCGAGGAAGAAAAGGTCATCGCCCCAGTGCTGGCACCGCTCTTTGCCTATTTTAAGATGCCGGGCGCCAACCCCATTGACAAGACCAGTCCTCTGGGCGTGTCCTGCTTTGCGAAAGCCCTTGAGCAGATCGAACAGGCTGACCGACAGTACGACCGGCTGCTGTGGGAGTACGAAGGCTCCGAACTGGCCCTTGATCTACCTGCAGACTGGTTTGCTTTCGATGAGGTAAAACAAAAGTGGCGCCTGCCAGAGGGGAAAGAACGGCTCTTCAGAGTCCATGATATGGATGATGATGAGAACAGCCGGTACAACATCTTCTCCCCGGCCATCCGGGACGCCAGCCTGTTCAACGGCCTTGACAACCTGCTCAAACGAATCGAGTTCAACTGCGGCCTGTCCTACGGCACCATCAGCGATCCCCAGAACGTGGATAAAACCGCTACGGAGATCATCAGTTCAAAGCAAAGGCTTTACAGCACTGTCAAAGATATCCAGCTGGCCCTGGAGGACGCCTTACAACACATGGTCTACGCCATGAGCGTGTGGATGAACCTCAGTGGCCAGACCGTGCCCGTTGGTCCAGAGGTCACCTTCAACTGGGATGACTCCATTGTGATCGACAAGCAGGCCGAGCTGCTGGCCATGCAGCAGGATGTGGCCAGCGGGATTCTCAGACCGGAAATTTATCTGGCGAAGAAGTACGGCGTCACTGAAAAAGAAGCCCTGAAAATGATGCCAGATACCGAAGAAACCGTTGACGAGGGCCTGACCGTATCCGACCCCAATAAAGGCGATTAACGATGCTGACCCCAGAACAATATGACCAGATTGCCGATCACCTGACCGGCCTTTTCCAGGATCTGGAAGCTTTCATCATCCAGGACTTTGTAAGGCGGGTCACCACCGCAGGCACCATCACCGAAACTGCGAGGTACCAGATCATTAAAACGGAGCAGATGGGGCTGAGCACCCAGGCCATCAAAGAAGCCCTTCAACAGGCTTTAAACATCTCAAACGAAGAAATCGACCACCTGTTTAAGGAATGGGGGCTTGAAGCCATAAGGGTAGAAAACGGCATTGCCAGCCAGGCGGGGATTGATCCCATAACACTGGAAACCCACCCGGAACTCGAACTGATCATCGAATCCGCCATCGACCAGACAAAAGGCGAGCTGGTCAACATGACCGGCACCCTGGGCTTTGCGCAGAAGATCAACGGCAAAATTGTCTTTACCGAGCTGTCCCAGTATTTTCAGAAAGAAATGGACTTTGTGCAGATGCAGGTTCAGAGCGGGGCCCTGGATTATAACAGCGCCATAAGGCAGAGCGTGAAACGTATGGCCGATAGCGGACTTAGAACAGTTGACTATGCCAGCGGCTGGAGTAACCACCTGGATGTCCCTGCGCGACGGGCAACCCTCACCGGCGCTAACCAGATGTCCGGCAAGCTGACCGACGCCCTGGGCGAGGAAATGGCCTGCAACTTTGTTGAGGTCACGGCCCACGCCGGGGCCAGAAACACTGGCAGCGGTCCCGCGAACCATGCCAGCTGGCAGGGAAAGGTCTATGCCCGGAAAGGTGAGACTAAAGAGTATCCAAACCTTGTGAAGGCAACCGGCTATGGAACGGGCGCAGGCCTGAAAGGCTGGAACTGCCGGCATGACTATAACAACTTCTGGCCCGGTTATTCCGAACGCACCTGGACGGACGAAGAACTGGCCAACATTGACCCGCCGCCCTTTTCCTACAAAGGCAGGGAGTATGACTATTACGCCGCCAACCAACGGCAGCGCGCCATTGAGCGGGCGATCCGGAAAACCAAACGGGAGCTGATCGGCTATGACGCAGCTGGAGATAAGGAAGCCTTCACCGCTGCCAGTATCAAGCTCCAACGGCAGCGGCAGGAATATCAGAGCTTCAGCAAAGCCGCAGATTTAAGGCAGAAACCCGAACGGCATCAGGTGTATGGGTTTGACCGTAAGATTGGTCAGAAGGCCACACAGGCCAGAAAAAAGGTTGTAGATAAAGCCAATCAGCAGTATAATAAGGGTAGCGAAGAAGCCAATGTGAATGCATACCAGCGGGATGAACAAACGCGAAAGAAAATCCGTGAAGACTATCCCAAAATGATTCTGGAAGGGAAACAAGGTAAGCATCTGATTGGTCATAACAACTACACCAAAGGTAAGAGTTACCTGACGATTTCCCTTGAGGAAGCGCAACGGCTTGTTGATCAATACGCGGGTACGGGAGAGATAAAGCGTGACAGTAAAGAGAAATGGACGCATAAAGAGTTTATAACCCTTGATCACGTGATTGGGGTGGTTGTTGATCCAGAAACTGGTAAAAAAACCGAAACGCGCCGATGCGCCATTCACTATTCAAATAAAGGCACACATATTGTGCCCGCAAAGGAGGTCGAGAATGCTTAGTCCAAAGGAAAAAGAACTGTATGACAGCGTAGGGAAGCGGATAAAAGCGACAATTGCCCATGGTGATGTATTCATCGGTCATTGCACGGAGTTTACAGACGCCTATGATAATGAGCCTGAGGAAGCCAGTATTACACTCAGAGACCCTGAGAAAAACGGAAAACCTTTCCCTGGGTTGATTGAGCTTTTCCTCAACGAAATCAAAAGTATTGAAGTTTTAGACTAACCACCAACCGGCAAAGCGGAAGGTGGTTTTTTAGTGCACCAAATAAGGAGGAGAACATGCTGACATTAGCTTTGTTATGGATGATAGGACACGCATTAGAATTACCAACGACCTACTGGGTAATCTGGCGGATCATGGTCGCATTGAGCCCGATACGCCTGCTGATCAATGTATATAAGGCTGGAAAAGATAGCGGGAACAACGGTTAGGAGGAGAACATGCTAATAGATTTTATGCCCTATGACTTTTGCAAAATAAACTGTCCCTTACAGGCACTTGTGATTGAAACAGAGATATGCGGATACGCAAGCGACCCCTGTAAAACCTACAAAAACTCGCTGGAATGCACCAACCGCGAAACATGCCGGGCATTTCTGGCATTTGAGAAAGGCAGCGAAAAATGAGTTTACCAAAAAAAGTTAAAATTGGCTGGAAAGAATATAAGATTTTAGAGCAGCCACCAGACGAAGCCTTAATTGACGGCGGCACCATCTGTTACGGCCAGGTTTTTTATGACCGGCAGGAGATTTATATCAATAAAAATTACCGAAAGAAACACAAGAAGGCAACGCTGTTGCACGAGGTGATCCATGCCATTGATGAACAGTACAGCATTGACTTAAAAGAGGAGCAGGTTGTCAGTCTTACACACGGCCTTATGTCTGTTTTAAAGGATAATCCGGCATTGCTTCGGAAGGAGAGAGAATAATGGCAAGTTACGTTAAAAAGCCCGTTGTCATTGAAGCATTTCAGTATGACGGCGATTTCATGAACCGCGACGGTACCTATTACGTGCCAGAGTGGGCACAGACAGCACTGGAGCAGGGCACGTTACATTTTGATGGCCCGGAATTACAGATTCGGACATTAGAGGGCCCGTTGCGTGTGAGTGTTGGTGATTATATTATCAAAGGCGTACAAAACGAATTGTACCCCTGCAAACCTGATATTTTCAGACAAACTTACAGTTTACTTGAATAAATGACGGAGGTGATCCCACATCTCGCCAAAGACGTGCGTCAACGTCTTATTTTTATACTCAAATCCGGGACCGTCCCTAAGTCGCGAAACTAAGGGAGCACAGAGGACGCGACCCTCGCGAAAAAAGCGCAGTGCTTGAAAGGAACACATGAAACGAGCAACCCTTGAGGCCATGGGCCTTGAAAAAGAACAGATTGACCAGATTCTGGATGAAAACAGCGCGGACATTGGCAGAGAACGGGCCAAGGCCGACGCGAAGCAGGAAAAAATCAGCGCACTGGAAGGCGAGCTTTCCAAGAAGGACGCCGAGATTGAAGCACTCAAAAAAGCAGACCCCGAGGGCTTGCAAACCAAGCTTACTGAGCTGCAAAAGAAGTATGACACGGACATTGCGGCCTGGGAGGAGAAAGAAGCCAAACGCACCTATGAAGAACGCCGCGCCGCTTTCTTTGGTGATACAACCTTTACAGATGATTACACAAAACGCGGTATATTGGCTGAATTCGACGAAAAAGGCTTTGAGTATGACGAAGCCTCCGGAACCTTTAAAGACGCGGATACGTGGCTGTCTGAGCTGAAAAACAGCGTCCCGACCGCCTTCCGGGATCCGAAGACCATTCCCCAGATTGTGAACCCCTCCAAGGGTGACCCTGGGGACATGAGCATCACCGCGGATCAATTCAAGAATATGACGTACATGGAAAAATTAAAATTCAAAAACGAACAGCCAGACGCTTATAAAGCGCTCAAAACGGCTGAGTAAGGAGATTAAATTATGGCGGGAACTTTTTTAAACTACCCCTTTGACGAAGAACTGTTTATGCAGGCATGGGCCGAAGAACCCGATCCTGTAAAGACCGCGCTGCTTGACAGCGGCGTCATGGTGGAGGATTCCCAGATTGCCGGACAGATCGCCGGCGGGGGCAACCTATACACCATCCCATTCTACAAACCATTATCCGGTACCCCAGCGAACTACGATGGCTCCACCGACGTGCCCGTCGAAGAAACCGCTGCGGATTGCCAGTCCGGTGTGGTCTATGGCCGCACCCAGGGCTTTATGGCCCGTGACTTTGTGTCTGACCTTTCCGGCGCAGACCCCATGGGGCATATCGCAGCATCGGTGGCGCGTTTTTGGAACCGCTACCGTCAGGCCGTTATCCTCAAGGTACTGTCCGCTATTTTCGGCATTACAACCCCAGCCGATTGGAAAAACAAGCATACTGCAGAGGAAGTGTCCGCCACCGCAGACCCGGCCCTGATTACCGCCACCCACCTCAACGACCTGGCAACCCAGGCGTGCGGAGACAACAAAAACATTTTTCAGCTGGCCATCATGCATTCCGATGTGGCCAAAACCCTGGAAAATCTCCAGCTGCTGGAATTCTGGAAACAGACCGACGCCAACGGCATTCAGCGCCCGGTCAACCTGGCTTCCTGCAATGGCTATACTGTGCTCATTGATGATGGTGTACCGGTTGAGGCAGTGGGCGGCGAAGGCGCCAATAAGGCACTGAAGAAATATACCACCTACCTGCTGGGAACCGGCGTGCTGCGCCATGCCAACGGGAAACTGGACAAGCCGGGAGCCGTGCCCGTGCGTGACGAAATCACCAACGGCGGTCAGGAAACCCTGGTGACCCGCATTCGTGAAACCATCCATCCGAACGGATTCAGCTTCAAGATTCCAACCAGCAGCTGGACGGAATCCCCGACCGATGCGCAGCTGGCCGCCACCGCCAACTGGGCATGCAAGTTCAACCCGAAGGCGATTCCGATCGCGAGACTGATCACTAACGGTTAAGAAGGAGGCGTAAACATGATTTACGCAGATTTTGAGTATTACCGAGACGTCTTTCATGGGACGAAGATTAAGGAACAAGCAGAATTCGAGGGGCTTGCGGTCAAAGCGACCGCGGACCTCGACAGGCTGACCTTTGGACGGATTGACCCAGAGGCGCCCATCAGTGAAGCGGTCAAAAACGCCATGTGCGCGGTGGCCGAAACGCGAAAGGCTCACGCGTCCGGCGAGGCGGGCATTGCCTCGGCGACCATTGGCAGAAAATCCGTGACCTACGCAAACGCGGACAAGCAGACCCTGGAGCGCGACAGCACCAAAGCCGCTTACCCGTTTCTGATCAACACAGGTTTGCTCTACCGAGGGTTTTACCCGGGTGAAAACCGATGATTGAGCCCAACGCCGATATCACCATCGTCCATCTGAACGACGAAGGACCCCCGGATACCGACCATATCTATGGCGTGGATTGGCAGGGGGAGCGCAAGACGGGCGTCACCGACAACGGCCTTCAGGCAGCGGATGTGATTACCATCTTTATCCCCAAGAGCCGCAAAGACACAATAACCATGCAGAAAACCGATTTTGTGGTGCGAGGGATTAAAACCTACAACGAAACAGGCAAAGCCCTGCGGCGGGCCTTGGAAAAGGATCAGGCTGTCACCATCCTTTCGATAGTGGACAACCTGGATTTCAGACCTGAGTTACTCGCGCACATTGAACTGGGGTGTAAATAATGGCAAAAGGGACAAAAATCCGCCTGGAAATGGACAGCGCCCACAAGATTCTGTCCAAGCGCAAGCTGGGAAAGGGCGGTGAAGCCCAGAAGAAACTCCTGACCGAGATAAGAAGGGCAACCGACCCTTATGTCCCCAAGGATACTGGACACCTTAAAAACACCTCGCGTATCGTCCCATCCAAAGGGCAGCTGATCTACCCGGGACCTTACGCGCGGTACCAGTATTACGGTAAGGTCATGGGCCCCAACATCCCAATCATGCAGGATGGGATGCTGGAAGGCTTCTTTTCAAAAGCCCCGAAAAAGCTGACCAATAAAAAGTTAAAGTATGCCGGCGCCCCCATGCGGGGCTCCCATTGGGCTACCCGAGCATGGGCCGCCCGGGGTGACGCCATTGTAAGGGCCGTGGCCGGCATGATTGGAGGAAAAGCAAAATGAAACCCTTCATCGAGGTGGTGCGGGACTTTATCAAGACCTGCCCCTACCTACCCGAGTTTGAATCCGGCGTGAAGCAGATCGGCGTGGACTTTCTCGGGGAAGACCCGGAAACCTACGTAGTTGAGAGCATGCCCGTGGATCCGGTGGTTAAGACTTATGTTAACGGTGATGCGGAAAAACAGTTTGGCTTTATCTTTGCCAGCAAGGAATACTATGGCCGGGACGCTATCATCAACATTGAAAATCTCGGCTTTTATGACAACTTCGCTCTGTGGCTGACCCAGCAGACCATGTTCAAGAAACTGCCAAAGCTGGACGGCGGGCGGACCGCCCTCAGCATGGAAGCCACCCTGACCCCTTATCTGTTTGACGTGGACCCTGACGCGAGCGTTGCCCGTTACCAGATCCAGTGTGTATTAAAATATTTTGAGCCGGCGCCAGAGGAGCCCGGCATGTAAGGAGGAACAGTAATGGAAAAACTCATGCGGTACAATATCGCGGATTATTTAAATATCGGAACCGATACCGAAGAATACGCCCTGATGGGCACAGGCTTTAACAGCCTCAATGAAAGCCCCAACGCCCAGGTGGACACCAAGGCCTACATCAACGACAAATCGACCTCATCCACCACCACGGGCTACCAGGGGCAATTCCCTTTTGAAGCGGACATGATCAAAGATGAACGAGCCCTCATGAAGCTCTATGAGATTGGGCGCAATCAGAAGACCGGCGTGGATGCCGAGGTGGACTACGTGCGCGTGGAACTCTTTGAACCCGTTGCCAGCAAGGAAAACACCTTTAAGGCCCGTAAGTTCCGATGCTCCACTGAAATTTCGGACATTTCCGGTGAAGGGGCACAGCCCCTGGTACTCTCCGGCAACCTGAACCAGGTGGGTGACCTGATCGACGGCGAGTTTAACACCACCACCAGGACCTTTACACCTGCGGGGGAGTAAAAACCCCGCTGAAGGCCGTCTCAATCGCTGGGACGGCCAAAGTGGGGCAGACCTTAACCGCTAATATCGACCCGACCGATGCGACTACGACTTACCAGTGGAAGGTTGCTGACAGCGTGAGTGGCAGCTATAGTGATATCCCAGAAGCGACAAATAAAACCCTGCTTCTCGCAGCCGAACAGCAGGGCAAGTTTATAAAAGCAGAAGCAACGGGTACCGGAAAATTTGAGGGTACCAAACTGAGCGCTGCAACCGCAGCCGTGGCCCCGCAGGCCTGAACAATGAAAGCGAGGAAGTAAGCAATGCGTAAATTTACCTTTAGCCAGAGCGCGATCCCAATTGATATAGAAGACCAGCATTTTGAGATTCCCTTTAACCAGGGATTATTTGCTAAGAAAGATAAGATCGTCAAGGAGTCCCAAAAGGCTCTGAAAGCAATCAAGAAAGACGCTGACGAACAAGCAGCCCTTGATAAGGTTTTCGCTTTTTTTAAAACCTCCATGGATGAACTCCTTGGAGAGGGCGCCCATGATAAAATCTTTGGCAGCCGGAAACAGGACGTCATTGAGGAAACCGATGTGCTGTACTTTGTCATCGGCCAGATCAACGCCTATGAGCAGAGCCGTTACCAGCCGCAAAATGCCAAAGCGCCCACGACCAGGCCTGCCAAAAAGAAGAAAAAGAAATGAACCCCTTCATTGAGGACTTACCCGTCACGGTCTGGCTGGACGGTGTGGAATACCCCATGAATACGGATTTCCGCACCTCCATTGAATTTGAGACCTGCATGATGGATCCGAAGCTGACTTATGAGGCGCGGCAGGAAAAAGCGCTGGTCTTATATTTCGGCGGAATCCCCAGGGATGTGGAGGCCGCCTTGGAGGCTATACTGGCTTTTTACCGCTGTGATCCAGATTTTAGCATTGAAAAGGCCCAGGAGGAACCGACAAAACCGGAACGTCCCATCTATTCTTATGAGCGGGATTTTAAGTATATCTATGCCTCTTTTCTGGAGCAGTACGGCATTGACCTGTACGCGACCGAACACCTGCACTGGTGGAAGTTCAAGGCCATGTTTGAATCCTTAAATGACACCACCCAGATGAAAAAGATCATGGGTTACCGGTGCGCGAAGCCCGAGAAAGGCATGTCCCAGGAGCAGAAGAATGAAATCAAACGGCTGCATCGCATATGGGATCTGCCCCTCAACGAAGTGGATCAGGCGGAGGAGGATGAATTTACCAAGATTTTGATGGGCGACGGAAATATTGATGCTTTCCTTGCACAATCCCGCGAATGATAGTATAATTTGTTTATATTATTATGGGGGTGCGGAAAATGGAAAGACCAACAAACGGTATTGCTTCTTTAGAATTAATTAGCGGATTAACCCCGAAAAAAGCTGATGATAACTTTAGAATCAGTTATGATGGAGACGATTTATTAATTGTTGAAAAAACAGGGTTTTTGAAAAACAAAGAGGCTCAAACATTTCGTCTGGCACTTAACAAGATTATTTCTATGGGCATTATTACCAAAGAAAATATCGAAGAAAAACAAAAAAGTGTTGTCGGGCGTGGCGTTGCTGGTGCCTTATTGTTTGGGCCCGCTGGCGCCATTGTGGGCGGAATATCCGGAACAGGAACAAAGAAAACCAAAAAAAGCGAAAGTGTCTTGGTCATTTCGTATTATGGAAAAAATGAAGAAGACATAAAAACAATTAACTTTGGGATTCTTGGCGATTTATTGGATCACGAGGTTCAATTTGTTCAATATTTTAAAGAAACTTATACTGATGAACTAACGGAAAACGAAAATGGAGAAATTATTTTATAGCATCTAGCCACCTTTAATGGTGGTTTTTTATTACCCGAAAGTTGGTGATAAACATTGAAAAGAAAGTAAAATGCCCACACTGCGGGTATAGCATGCCTCTCACCTACGACGAGCAGTCGGGGTGCAGGGGTCTTTTTATTGCCTGCAAAGGGCGAAAATGTAAGAAAACATTTGAAATAAAAATCATAAACGGAAAACAAGTCAGGTAGTGCCATTATGTGCCGATGACGGAATCACAGCAATACAAAGGTGGTGAAGACATTGGCCGATGGCAAAATTATAATTGAAACCGGGGTCGACTCGAAAGGGGCAGAGAAAGACCTATTTAAATTTAAAAATACGGCTGAAAAATCATTTCAAGGAGTTACGAGCAGTGCCAAAGGCGCCGTCGAAGGTATCAAAAAGATTGCCAGCGCAATCGGCCTGGTGACTGTCGCATCCGCAGCAATCGGCTTAATTCGGGGCTCGATTGACAAAGCCTTTTCCCGCATGGATACCATGGACCAGTTCAACCGGACCATGACCGCTATCACGGGAAACTCCGAAGCTGCCGGAAAGGCACTGGAGGAACTCAAAGGCATTACCAAAGGCACAGCCTACGGCCTGGATGTGGCTGCCAAAGCGACCCAGGACTTTGTGACACGTGGCCTGGATATTCACCAGGCGACTGAGCAGGTGCGTATCTGGGGCGATGCCGTGGCTTTTTACGGCGACGGCAGCTCGGAGCAGTTCGCGAACGTTTCCGACGCTTTGGCGAAGATGCGGACCAAGGGCAAAGTTGAGATGGATCAGCTTGACCGATTGTTTGACGCTGGGATTGACGCGGTTGGCATGTATGCTCAGGCAACCGGGCAATCCTCCGCGGAAGTCCAGGACGCTTTGTCTAACGGTAAGATCAGTGCTTCGGATTTTATCGATACGGTTTCCAAAGCCATGGAAGAGGGCACCAACGGTGTTTTAAGCATTGCAGGTGCCGCCAAAGAAGCGGGAATGAGCTGGGGCGCGGTTTTTGATAACATGCGCGCCGCGGTAGCTCGTGGGATTGAGTCGGTTATAAAAGCTATTGATGAAAGCCTCGCAGCCGCAGATCTGCCAACTTTAAAAGAGGCCATTGCTGGCGTTGGAGATGCCTTTGAATCTGGGCTTAAAAGTGCCGCTGAAAATATTATCCCTAAGTTAATTGAAGGGCTTTCTTGGCTTGTTGACAACGGAAACGCAATCGGTGCAGTGCTTTCAAGTCTCACATCAGCATTTATCGCTTTCAAAGCGGCTGTCATTGCGGGTGGTCTGGTTGATTCAATCGGTAAATTCATTGGGAGGTTCGACAAAGCTCGCGAAAGCATGGGCCTTATGAAATCCGCTTTGTCTGCCTTAGGCCTAGGCCCGATTCCGCTTGTAATAGCGGCGGTAGCTGCTCTGGTGGCTGGAATCATCTACCTCTGGAACACCAACGAAGACTTCCGGAACGGCGTCATTAATATCTGGAATGGGATTGTTTCCTTCTTTACCGAGACGATCCCCAACGCCTTTAACAGCCTCATTGAGTGGTTTAAGAGCAATTGGGCGGGGATTGGGCTATTTATCGTCAATCCGATCGCCGGGGCTTTGAAGCTGCTCTATGACAACAACGAAGGTTTCCGGGAGTGGGTTAACAACCTCTGGGAGAATATCAAAAACGCCTTTCAGAACGGCTGGAACAGCATTGTCGCCTTCTTTACCGAGACCATTCCAGCTTGGATTGCCAGCGTCGGCGAGTGGTTCAACCAACTGCCTTACCTGATCGGGTACGCTCTGGGTTACGCGCTCGGAACACTGGTCCAGTGGGGCGTGAACGTCTGGAACTTTTTTACCCAGACCGTGCCGCAGTGGATCGCCAGCGTGGGCCAGTGGTTCTCCGAACTGCCTGGCCGGATCAATGAGTGGCTGGTCAATGCCTTAAGGCGAGCCCTCACCTGGGGCATCAACATGAAGCTTCAGATGCGCCAGGCGGCCATTGACGCGATTAACGCGGTCATCGAGTGGTTTAAGGAGCTGCCCGGACGGGTGATGACCTGGCTGGAGCAGACGATCTCCAATGTTGTATCCTGGGGCTCGAACCTGTACAATTCTGCCAAAGAGGCCGCCCTTAACCTGGTCAACGGCGTGATCGAGACCATCACCTCGCTGCCCCAGAAAGTCCAAGAAATCGGCCGAAACATTGTCGAGGGGATCTGGAACGGCATCAACGGAGCGGTGAACTGGATAAAAGATAAGATCGCTGGATTTTCAAACGGCCTGATTGACGGTGTAAAGGCTGCCCTTGGCATCCACTCACCATCAACGCTTTTCCGGGATGTGATCGGCGTCAACATCGTCCGGGGCATCGGTGAGGGCTTTGAAAGCGAACTGCCCAGTTTAAAGAGCGCCATCGCAGCTGGCGTGTCCGGTCTGAGCACCGACGCCAACGTGGACGTCAAAACCACGATGACGAACGTGGCGCCCGTCCCTGTGGAAGAGACCGCCGCGGAAGGCAAGCAGCTTTCCAACCAGTGGACTTTAATTAAGACGAATGTTCACACCCTTGTGGATCAGCTGCAGCAAGGCACCAAGGCGAAATTTAATACTGCCTACAGCCAGGTCAACAACCTGACCACCACCTTCGCCAACCTGACCGGCCAGCAGTGGCAGCGCATGTTGTCGCAGATCACTGCGGTTTTAGACCGGATGTGCAGCGTGTCCGCAAACAAGTTTAACGCGCTGAAAGATACCGCTGTTTCAATTTTAAGCGGCCTACCCGGACAGCTTTACAGTATCGGGGCAACTGCCATTGACAACCTGGTCTCCGGCATAAACTCCAGGCAGGAAGACGCCAACAACGCGGCCAGCAGCCTGGTACAGTCTGTGGTGGCCAAGTTCAAGGAAGGCTTTGGGATCAACTCGCCGTCCAAGGTCATGTTCGAGATGGGGGCCTACCTCATTGAAGGGCTGATCAACGGTTTACAGGGTGACGAGCTCATGCGCTTCGTGGATAAGATGGTCGCGGATATGAAAGCCGCTTTTGAAAGCGGAAATTTCGACATCCTGAAAACTATCCAGCTCATGGGCGATGGGGCCACGAAACTCTTTGAAAGGCTGGGGATTAAGCTCGGCAACCTGTCCGGCGCCTTGTTTGGCTCCGGCGGCATCCTATTCCCAACCGATAGCAAGACCATCACCTCCCATTTCGGGTACCGTGATGACACCGGCGGTGTGGGCAGCAGCTATCACCAGGGCATTGACATCGGTGCTGGCATGGGTGAGCCTATCTACGCGGCTCTTCCAGGTAAAGTCGAGCTGGCAGGCCCCAACGGCGGCTATGGAAACTGCGTCATCATCGACCATGGCGGCGGGCTTAAAACCCTTTATGGCCATATGTCTGTCATCGGAACCTCCGAAGGCGCCAGTGTGGCCCAGGGCCAGGTCATTGGCCTGGTCGGCAGCACCGGGAACTCCACCGGGCCTCACCTGCACTTCTCCGTCATCATGGGCGGCGAGCAGATTGACCCGTTAAAACTGTTTCCGGGTTTCGCAGTCGGCAGCCGGTACATTCCAAAAGATATGCTGGCTATGGTCCATGAAGGTGAGGCCGTGGTGCGGAAGAAAGACAACCCCTATGCCAACAGCGGCGGCAGCTTCTGGAGCGGACTGTTAACCTCAGCCGTGAAGCATGAGATCGCCCTGGCAAAGAACTACCCGGGTGTCAACGCCGGCAATAACCAGACCACTATCAACTACGTGACCAACAACATTGACAAGAGCGTCAGCCAGGACGTGACCTTCGCGGAAAGGGTTGAATCCCCGTCTGAAGTCACCTATGCCCTGGAACGCCTGGAAAGGGAGTTAGCCTTTGGATAAGAATTTAATCAAGCTGCAATTCAAAAGCGGCAGCGGGACCGTGGAGATGGGCAAGGGGCTGACCTATCGGCTCCTTGAAAAGCCCACCGGCATCGAGGGCAGCGAGTACACCGTGGAGACTGAGAACAACAACCAGTATGACGGGGATACCGTGCTTGACCGCCGGATTGAAAAGCGCCCCATCTCCGTTACCTTTGAATATCCCGATGCCCGGAACGCTCCGGACAAGCGGGATTTTTTAATCGGGTTTTTTAACCCGAAGCGGACTGGCAGCCTGGAGGTTGACTACTGTGGCCGGAGGCGGTATATCGAATACGAAGTGGTGAGCGTGAAAGACAACCAGACCAACCTGAACGAGCCGCTCAAAATGCTGGTGGAGCTGATCTGCCCAGAGCCAACCTTTAAGGAGATCTATGAGGATGAAACCGTCATTGAGACCTGGATTAACGGGTGGCATTGGAAGTTCAGCCTGCCCTTTAAGTTTAGGGAGCGGGGACCACAACGTATGATGGTCCATAACAGTGGGCATCTGGCAACGCCGGTGCAGATCATTTTTCCCGGCCCCGCCCTGAACCCGCAGGTGATCAACCACACCATTGGAAAGTTCATGAAGATCAACCGTTCCTTGGGGCCCTATGACGTGCTGTATGTCAACACCGACTTTGGCAAGAAAAGCGTTGAAATCGTGCGGGAAAACGGCCAGCGGGAGAATGCTTTTGACTACATTGATATTCAGAATAAGTTCTTTGAGCTGGAGGTCGGGGACAATGACATCGAGTTTAAATGTGACGACGCCGATCTGGTGCCTCAGGAAGTAAGAATTCGATATAGAAACCGCTATTTGGGCGTGTAGAAAGGAGATTAAATGGCAGAACAATATCATGGTTTTTGGGACGGCGGCGCGCTGTATGGACAGGCCGAGTTTAACCGGTATTTTGACCGGATTTATGAATCCGGCGTGGGTGTGCGTGCGGATGGCAGCATGGAATATGAGGTTAAGAAAGCGTCAGCGACGACCTTGACCGTTGCAGGCGACAGCTTCGCGATCATAAAAGGTTTTTATCGGTATACGCCAGCGGATATGACCATTACGGTCCCTGCAGGCAACCGAAAAGACCGCGTTGTGATCAAAATGGATAAGACGCGCAGGACGGTTTACGAGCCACAGCTTAAGCAGGGAACTACATCAACTCCACCAGCACTGCAACGGGACAACAACGTTTGGGAAATCTCGCTGGCACAGATTACAGTCAATGCCTCTGGAATCGTAAGCGTGACCAACGAACGCACCGACAAAAACCTTTGCGGCGCCATCCGGCCTAAAAACCTGTCGGAGTTTAACGACTGGATGGAAGGATTAAAACAGCTTGCCAACACGCTGCTGAATGACATCCAAGTACGTTTTGACACCTGGTTTGAAGGCGCACAAGGGCGCACACCCAGGGAAATCTTTGTGCAGGACGCAAACACCGAGCCGGAGAATCCTTCAGAAGGAGCATTGTGGATTGCTTTAAATCCCGATTAATGGAGGGCTTGTATGGACCAATTACAACGTGTCAGCATTCGGTTTCTTAACCCCGATTTGAAATTGATCGGCGAGATTGCCAGGTACGGCTCATTGCAGTTTACCCGCAAATGGAACACGTACAGCGTGTTTGAACTGAAGCTCGGAACATACAACCCATTGCTGCTTCAAAACGGTCATTTTATTTTGTTGGAGGACGACCTCAATTCCCTGGGTTACATTACCCAGTTCAGCATCGAGGAGCGGTATTTTGAAAAAACAATCACCGTCAAGGGTTTTTGTCCGCGGTGGGTGTATTTTAACCGGCCGACACTGCCGCCAGCAGGCAAGGACGAAGACACCTTCAACACGGAAACTGAAAACATCATGCTTGGGCTGATGGAGCATAACTGTACGAACCCAGAGAACCCAAACCGAAAGCTTCCCAACCTTCTCCTAAGGGCCAGCCAGAACCGAGGCGAAAAGCTTTCTTTTCAGACGCGCTATAAATGGCTGTACGAGGAAATGCAGAGCCTGAGCGAGCTTTCAAAGCTGGGCACCGGAACCGAACTGGATTATAACAATAAAAAAATTATTTTTGAAGTATTACAAGGCGTTGACCGAACCTATGAAAACGGCGTTCGGGCGCCTTATACTTTTTCCAAGGATTTGAACCGGATCAACTCCCGAAACTACGCCGAAAGCGAGCTGGACTATAAGAACTGCGCTTATGTAGCTGGGCAGGGCGAGGGCGCTGACCGTGAGGTCATTATCCTAGGCAATGAGAAAACAGGCTACGACCGGCGGGAAATCTTCTTCGATGCCCGTGACATTGGCGAGGATGCCAACACAACGCTTGAGGACCGTGGAAAGGTTCGCCTCACAGAGTATCTTTACCAGAAAGATTTCTCGGCCGAGGTGGACGCCCGGGATTACCGCAAAAAATGGGACCTGGGCGACTTTGTGACCATTGTCGATGAAGAGACCGGTATTATTGAAGACCACCAGATTACAGAGGTTAAGGAAACCTATGAAAAGGGAACCCGAAAAGTTGAGCCGGTGTTTGGCCAAAAGCTCTCCGGGATCACAGACCGCATTAAGAAAAACGCTGCGAGCCCCGTATCCTACCAGGGCAAACAAGGCGAGCCTGGAGAAAACGGCAAAACGCCAAACTTTCGATTGGATGAGGATGGCAATTTGTACGCGATATACGAGTGAGGTGAAGCGATGTGAGCGAGATACTGTTAGGGAATATTATGGGGCCACCAGGACCAGAAGGAAAGCAAGGCCCTCCTGGACCGCAAGGTGAACAAGGAATTCCAGGAAAAAACGGCGCTCCTGGAGCTGAAGGAAAACAGGGACCCGTTGGCCCGCAAGGAGAGCAAGGCCCGCCCGGAGAAAAAGGAGCGACCGGCGCCACTGGACCTACTGGACCAAAGGGGGACACTGGCCCTGCTGGTCCGCCCGGCGCGCAAGGACCCAAAGGGGATACCGGCGTAGCGGGAAAGGACGGTGCCGACGGTGCTGACGGAAAGAGCGCTTATGAAGTGGCGGTGGAAAACGGTTATGTTGGCACAGAGCTACAGTGGCTGATATCGCTGAAAGGGGAAACCGGGCCGCAAGGTGAACGTGGACCACAAGGCGTTGCTGGTCCCAAAGGCGAAAAAGGTGACCCGGGAGAACGTGGAGCGACCGGACCCGCAGGAGCCAAAGGCGAAACTGGAGCGACAGGGCCAAAGGGCGATACGGGTCCACAAGGCTTAAAGGGCGATAAAGGCGATCAGGGGCCCCAAGGCGCAAAAGGAGAGACCGGACCGAAAGGGGTTAGTATTCGCCTTAAAAACGCCTGGGCAAGTAGCGTTGCATATGTTAACGACAGCGCCTATATCGACATTGTAACCTACAACGGCAGCATGTATGCCTGTAAAGCCAGCCACACCTCCAGCAGTAGCATCACGCCCACAAACACAACTTATTGGATTCTTATGGCATCTAAGGGGGATAAGGGCGATAAAGGCGCAACGGGTGATCGTGGTCCGCAAGGCATCCAGGGCCTAAAGGGCGATACGGGAGCCCGTGGTGCTACCGGAGCGACGGGCCCACAGGGTCCACAAGGGGCAACCGGACCAGCCGGCGCCCCAACAAAAATGCAAACAGCCGACCCGGGCAGCAGTGCCCTGGTCTGGCTAAAAATATAGGAGGTATTTATGGCAATTCGAAAAGCTGAATATCGATTTCGAAATGGAAGTACTTGGGATACGCTTTATTTTAAAACTATTGCAGACCAAATTATAGATCTGTGCCCAAGTATCTTAATTTCCAGAACAACAGATTTAGTCAATAGGCCCAGCGACGGGGGTATGCAATGGAATAAAACAGAAGATGACACAACACTTGCGCAAATTGTATCTGGTACGCCGAGCAATATAAAGATACTTAAAACAGGGCTTTACCTTATTTGCTGTAAGCATGCATTGCTCATCTCCGGTGCACCTTCAGGCGGAGTTTTGCAGATGCGAAAAGTGGCCGCCACCGAGACAATGCTCGAAGATGCGATTATGGGTATGGGAAATGTAAATAATGAGTCGAATTTAAATTTAACAACAATGATGCGATTTACAGCCGGTGACATTGTTAAGTTTACCAGTTTTTACTCAGCGACTGTCACCACATTTATGACAGTCGGTTCGGTACTAAGACTCGTAAAGCTACATTAGAAAGTTAGAAAGGAGACAAAGATGAAAAAAACAATCGGAACCGACATCGCTTTTTCCGGAAACATCAATGGGCTCAAATTATGCCGGGAGATTGAGGCAGCATCGATTACAGAGTACACACTGGAAATGGACCCGGATACTGGAGAACTGTACTTAACTTTCAATTATGCGCTGGAGCCGCAGATAAACACGATTCTCGCGGCGCACGACCCGACGCCGGACCCGGAGCCGCTGAGCGACATCGAGCAAACACAACTGGCAGTGGCTGAAGCTATCGAAAAACAGGAAGCAGACAAAATAGAGCAGCAGCTGGCTCAAGCAGAAATGTTTGAAACCATCTTACAGATGTTAGAACCACGGGGAGGAGGTGAGTAGAATGGTCGCCATGTACGCAGATTTAGTCGAGTTAGGCTTAAGAGCCTTAACCGCAGAAGATGCAGCAGAGTTTAACTGCCCGATGGTACCCGCGTTTTTAAGAGCGCAGGTCAAGGCAGAAGTGGACAAACGCGGGAAGTTATACGCGTAAGGATTCAGGAGAAGGGCGTCGCTTGGCGTCCTTTTTCGATTTTGAAAGGACAACCGAGTGGAGCATTTTAGATTAATTGTGGAGATTGCCATCGGCATCACAGCGCTGGTGGCCTTTGGAAAGCTGGTGCTGCAGCCTGTTAGAGTTCAAGCTCAAAGAGTGGCCGTGATTGAAGAAGGGATTCAAAGCATGTTGCACGACCGGATTTACCAGGCGTGCACTTTTTATATCAAACGCAGCTGGGTAACTGTTTCGGATTTAAAGAATCTGGAGCACATGTTTGAGCCATACGAAGACATGGGCGGCAACGGCACAGCGAAAGAATTGTATGAGCGGGTCAAAGACCTGCCCATTAGGGAGGAATAGACATGGAATACATCGTACAAGACTTCTTGATTTTAGTCCCTGTGCTCTACGTGCTGGGGCTTTTTTTAAAGGGCACACCCAAAGTACCCAACTGGTTAATCCCGTGGATAATCGGCGTTTTAGGCGTTGCGCTGGGGTTTGGAATCGGCGGGTTTAATGTGACCGCGGCGATTCAGGGCATTCTGGCAGCTGCAGCGGCGGTTTATGGGAACCAGCTGTGGAAGCAGGTGGTAAATGGGATTAATGAAAAGAAGGAGGACAGATAATAATGGCAAGTATTTTTTTAGCAGTAGGACACGGTATTTCCACTAATGGAAACTGGGATTCTGGATGCGTGGATGGTAGTTATACCGAAGCAGACCTGATGTTTGATATTGTCGGCGTTGCAGTTCGAATCCTGCGTCAGCATGGCGTTATTGTTGGGACGGATTGGGATACCGGAAACGATCGGAACATGACTTATACCGTTCGGGATGCAAACAACGGCGGTTATGATTATTACATGTCAGTGCATTGTGACTACAGGGAAGCACCGAGCGGAACACTTCCGATTGTTGACCCGCGATCTGCCGGTGGTCCAGCTTTTACAGAAACCGTTAATCGCGAGTATATGGCTGTGACAGGGCTTGGAACACGCGGCATCTTATATCGGGATGATTACGAAGTCGCCCAAACAGATATGACGGCCTGTATTTTTGAAACAGGGTCCATCCGGGCAGACATTGGGGTATTGACGAATCCAGAACTGGCAGGAACCGGGATTGCGAAAGGGATTTTAAGCGCAATGGGGATTGCTTATAATGGTAGCACACCAGCACCGACGCCAGACCCGCAGCCAAGCAACGATAACCCTTATGGCTTTACGTCCATCTTCAGCGGCAGCTATTACCTCTCTTACGGTGATGGCCCAGACGAAAATATCCGCCAGTTCCAGAGAGATTGCAATTTCTGCGGCTACTGGGGCGAGACAGGTCCGCTAACCGAAGATGCGCTCTACGGTTCAGAAAGCCAATATGCCTGTGAATGCATCCAGAGGTTCCATGGCTTAACCGTTGACGGTGAGTACGGGATCAAGACCGACATCGCGCTGATGACTGAGATCGCACGAATTCAGGAGGCGTTGAAATGTCATGGTTATGATGTAGCGATTGATGGCGGTGCGGGGCCGGTCACCATTGCTGCGCTGAAAGACTTCCAGGCGAAAAATGGACTGGAATCGGACGGCATCTGTGGCGATCTGACAAGAGTTGCTTTAGGGATTTAATTTCGGATTTATCCTTAAGTAACCAAATTATTACAGATGTTTTAAAGATTCTTGTCGCGTTCTAAACGTAAAGACACACAGAATCTTTTTCATTTCTTTTCCTTTTAGGCCGTCCTTCATTGAGAGAGGCGGCCTCTTTTTAATGGAAAAATGTTATCAGCTCAAATTGAAATATTAAAAGCATTCGGAAATTTTCCTTTAAGCCTAGAATTTTCTCGTTTTTTTTTTTGATAGAATAAAAACAAAAGGCAAGGGGTTTTATGGAGAATAATCTATTAGGTTTAGCAGGAATTACCGCAATAATTGCTCTTTTAGGAGTTTTTTTCAACAAATAATTGTGATTAAAAACAAAAATATTATGAAAGAAAGAAGTAAATGGAGAGAAAGATTAAATATTTTATCTATAAAAATTGAAAACGGGAATAGTTATCAAGTCTCTCAAGCTATTACAGAGTTAAAAGTAAGATTAAATCCATGTGGTTATTTTGATAACAATAATTTTTATAAAGACGGCCATGTTTGGGCGTTATTAAAAAATAATAATACGAATATTGTTGATCAAAAGACAAAAAAACAATTAATAAAGTATATTGGACTATTCTTGAATCATGATTGGGAAAGATGTAAAAGGGAAAGTTTGCACTGGTGTTTTATACCCTATGAAATATTAGGTGGGACGCTTGCTTTTTTAAGTTTAATGTCTATACTTTACACAAAACTATTAATGTTTAATTCCTATGCCGATGAGCGGCTGTTTTTAAGGATTAATCTGTTGATATTTTTTGTTTTGGCGGTTATGATTTTAATTATAGAGGGAATATTTTTCTTCCTGAAAAAAAAGGAAAATGAAAAATATATAACATTTGTGAAAAAATACAGGGAAGAAATTAACGATATTACAAAAAATAAATAA